AGTAAAACGATGTATCTACTGCTCAGCCAGACCACTTTGCACTCAAGCGGAGGACTTAGAGCTAAAAGGCCTCCTCAAGTAAACCCAACTCTCTCACAACCAAGGAGTTAAAAAATGAAAACTTTACGCAACGTACCGGTACTTTGTGCCATTCCCAAACTCTGGGATGCCATCCTGGATCTCATGGATCCTGAACCTGAACGCAAACCAAAGCGTGAGGATTATTACCATCCCAATGAGGATGATGAGCTTCTCAAAGAATTTGCGGAAGATCATGGTGTATCCGCTGAAGAGCTTCGGAAGCAGAACGATGCCTACGAAAAGAGTATTCAGGAATTCGGAGAAAAGCTCAAAGCATTCAAGAAAACCCTGGAAGAAGAAGCTGAAACCGATCGAGTTGTAGATCGCATGCTTTCTGATGAAGAGGTAGAGAAGACCGTCGATGACATGGCTGAGAAGCTTGCCGACCGCCTCATCAAAACCATGGAGGAGAAAGAAACTGCTTCTGAGGGCGAATCTAAGCCCGCGGAAGAGCCGAAAGAGGTTACCCCTACCGATCCCCCTACTGAAGAAGAAAAGCCTGCTGCAGAGCCGGAGGATGCGTCTGAGCCGGCTACTTTCGGTGCCACAGTAAAGTCCTCTCCCTCTAACGTGAACAAGCTTCGCAGGGACAAGGACATCATTGCTGCCAAGAAGAAGAAACAAGCCAAAAAGAAGAAAGCCAAGCAGAAGTATCCTGGCGCCACTGCCGAAGCTCCTTACGGTTACACCAAGGCCGGCGCCATCCGCAAACGCCGTCCCCCTAAGCATGTACCCAAAACAGGAGAAGTGACTGCTTCTACCGGTAAGGTCCGCAAGACAAGGGATACAACTCCCCTGACCACTGCTCATTACGATCGTACGATACTGCAGTTCAAGCGTCGTGATTACCGCTTTGCGAAAGGAATCGATAAGAAGCGTACCAGCAATATTGAAATGGGACGTCTTCTGAATATCGAATTCGGAATGAACAAGCATCACGAGAATTTTGTCCGCATGTACCGCGGAGACTATCCTCGAAGCGCATACCCTGCTCCCAAGCCTGGTACTGTTTTCCCTTGGGAAAACCAGCCGTTGGATAAGGTCCATGACTTCAAGGATATCGATAAGCTAAACATTGTCACTGTAAAAACCAAGAAAAAGTCCAGCTAAGAAGATGGCCCACTCCGTGGGCTGTTTTCCCTTCTAATCACTAATAGGAGACTTCCATGCCTTTAAAATCCGTAGACGATGTCCAGTACTTTGGACCAGTAGAAAAACTAGCGGAAATCCTAATGACAAAGGTCCAATCCACGGACCCGTTATTCTTCAGGATTTTGGTTTCGTATTACTTTACGAAAGTCGCATCCATGATGCGATGCAATATCAAAACCCTCGATAGAGGTGATGTCCCAGTATCCATGTATGCTATCAATCTGGCTCTCAGTGGACACGGTAAAGGACATAGCACCAATATTGTCGAAGAGCAGGTGATCAATGAGTTCAGGGAGCGATTCCTGGAATCCACCTTCCCTGCAATTTCCGATATAGAACTGGCCAAGCTGGCTCAGAAAAGGGCACAAAATACTGGAGGTGATCCTGACCGGGTTATGGAGGAACTGAATATAGAGTTCATGTTAGCCGGCGTATTGCCCTTCAGCTTTGATAGTGGCACATCTGCAGCAGTAAAACAGATCAGGCATAAGCTACTGCTTGCAGGCGCCGGATCCATGAATATGGAAATAGATGAGATCGGTGATAATTTACTCAGCAATGCTGAAGTCCTCTCCAACTTCCTGGAACTGTTTGACGTAGGCAAGATCAAGCAAAAGCTTACCAAGAACACCAAGGAGAATATTCGAAACGAAGAAATCGATGGCCGGACACCAGCCAACATGATGCTATTCGGAACTCCTACCAAGCTACTGGACGGAGGGAAAATTGAAGAAGAATTCCAAAGCATGCTCAACACCGGATACGCAAGACGATGCTTCTTCGGATATACAAAAAACAACACCAAAATATCCGGACTCTCTCCTAAGGAAGTTTTCGATATGCTTACAGATAAATCTAGTGATGCGTATATCCAGAAACTCTCCCATCATCTGGGAAATCTTTCTGACCGAATTCATTTCAATAAAAATCTCGATCTATCCGAAGACGTAAACCTGCTGATCATTGAATACAGGCTTCTCTGCGAACAGAGAGCCCAGAAATTCCCAGAGCATCAGGATGTACTCCGGACCGAGATGGAGCATCGATACTTCAAGACTCTCAAACTGGCTGGAGCATATGCTTTCATCGACCAGGCCACTGAAGTAACGGAAGACCACTTCTACAACGCCATGAAGCTGGCTGAAGACTCTGGCAAGGCTCTGCATAGGATTCACCATCGAGAGCTTCCCTACGTCCGTCTGGCACGTTATATCGCCAATATGGGCATAGACCTAACCCAAGCTGATATCGCTGAAGATCTGCCCTTCTACAAAGGCTCAGAATCCACTAAAAGGGAGATGATGAACATGGCCATATCCTGGGGATATCGGAACAACATCATCATCAAGAAGCATTTCGAAGATGATATCGAACTCTTCCGCGGTGAGAGCCTCAAGGAAACCGATCTGGATAAACTGATCGTATCCCACAGCAAGGATGACGCTGTCGATTATATAAACCAAGAAATTACCTGGGATAACCTCTACAAGCTCTGCCAGGCAGATGGTTATAACTGGGTAAACCACCATTTAGGAGATATGCAGTAATGTCGAGAAGATGTGCCGAGAACGTAATCAAAGGATTTAACATGGTCGTCATCGATGTAGATGATGGCATCAGTATAGATGCAGCAAAATATTTGCTGGAGGATTATAAATTCCTGATCTATACGACCAAGCGGCATACCGAACAGCAGAATAGATTCCGCATGATCTTCCCCCTCAGCCATGTGGTGGAATTGGGCTCAGTAGAATTCAAGGAATTCATGTCCAATGTCTACTCATGGCTCCCATTCGAAGTAGATGATCAGACCTCTGACATTGCCAGGAAATGGGCTTCGTATGACTCCACGTACGAATACAACAATGAGGGGAAAATGCTGGATGCCATGATGTTCATCCCGAAGACCAAGAAGGCTGAAACCAGAAAGCAGATCGTCAATTCCCAGGCGTCCCTGAACAACCTGGAACGATGGTTTATAAACCATACTGAACCGGGCAATCGATCCAATCAAATGGTAAAATATGCCCTCATGTTGGTGGATTCAGGGAGGAACATCGAAGACGTCAAAGACAAGCTCCTGAGCCTGAATGGGCGTCTCGACAATCCATTGGACGAACACGAAATCCTCTCCACCATCATGATAACCGTATCCAAAAAAATCACAGCACGAGACACTAAATGAGTCATGAAAACCTATTCCTTATCGCAGGCAAAACCTCTACTGGAAAGTCTGCATCCCTAAGAACAATCAAAGACCCCAAGGGGGTCATCTACCTGAACTGCGAAGGCAAGAAACTACCCTTCAATAGTAAGTTTCAGGAATACACTGTAACTGATCCTCTCCAGCTCTACGATGCATTTGCCAAGGCTAATGCTATGCCGGAAGTGCATACGATCATCGTGGATAGCCTGACTTACATGATGGACATGTACGAAACCATGCATGTCCTGACGGCTACCAATACGATGAAAGCCTGGGGAAACTTCCAACAATTTTTCAAGAAGCTGATATTCGAACACGTCACCCCTTCAGACAAGATGGTGATATTCACTGCCCATACGGTAGACCAGCTGAATGAGACTGAAATGGTGATGGAGACTTTCGTTCCGATTAAGGGAGCACTGAAGAACAATGGCATCGAGTCCTACTTCACCACTGTTGTATCCACTAAAAAGGTGCCAATAAAAAGTCTGCCGGACACTGAATCCCCACTGCTGACAATCTCCGAAGAGGAGAAATTGCTTGGATTCAAGTACGTCTATCAGACAAGACTAACCAAGGAGACTGTAAACGAAAGAATCAGGAGTCCATTTACGATGTGGGACCCTAGTGAAACTTTCATCGACAGCGATGCGCAGCACGTAATCGATAAGCTGCAATCGTTCTATTCATAACCATACTCGAGGAATAAAAATGAGTGATTTATCTGACCTTCAACTTGATGCCGACGTCGAACAGGACGATTCCGATTTTCTGGGAGGCTATCAAGTAAAGGAGACTGGACTGTATCCTATGGAAATCGACCTGGCTTATATGGGCGAATCCAGTGGTGGAGCCAAGTCTCTGAATCTGGTCTTCAAGAACGGGCGTGAAGAGTACAAGGAAACCATCTACATCACATCCGGTAAAAAGAAAGGCCAACGCCCCTACTACATCGACAAGACTACCGGTGAGAAGCGTCCCCTGCCTGGCATGAGTATGGCCAATGCCATTACTTATCTGACTCTGGGCAAGCAGATCCATGAACTGGATGTGGAGCCCAAGGTGATCAAGCTGTACGATTTCGAACAGG